CGAGTACGTTTCCAAACCCTATTATTTTGCGTACCGAGGACGGTACATTATCACTGAATGATCGTGACGATGTTGCCTTGTTTCCAGTCGCTAAAACAGTAGAAGAGTGTTTTAAATATGTTGAAATGTTGGGCATAGAAGAGCATGAATTTCAAACGCTTGTAATTGACAGCATTACACAACTTAATACGCTTATTGAAAAAGAGGTGTTGGAGTCAGACCCAAAGGCGAAATCACTTAACCAAGCAATGGGTGGATATGGGGCAGGGTATAGCGCAGTAAGTGAAGTTCACAGAAAGTTTAGAGAATGGTGCGGAATTTTGAGCGAAGATAAAAATATGAACATTGTTTTTATTAGTCATAGTGAAGTTGAAACATTAGAGCTTCCCGATTCTGATATGTACCAACGCTATACAATTCGTATGCACAAAAAAAGCGTTTCTCATTACAGTGATAACGTTGATGTAATTGCATATCTAAAACTTAAATCATTCACTAAAAAAGGCGGGGGCGATAAGCTTAAAGCGATTAGCGATGGAACTAGAATTTTAACGTGCTACCCTATTGCTAATCATATCAGTAAAAACCGTTTAGGGATTAGCGAAGATATTATCGTGGCGAATGGATTTAATCCATTTTTACAATACTTAAATTAAAAAGGAAAAACACAATGGCATTACTACAATTTGACTCATCAAAAATAGAGATCAAAAATGATTTTGAATTATTACCTAGCGGTGATTATGTTGCTATTATTTCAGATAGCGAGTGGAAAGAAACAAAAAATCACGACGGACAATTTTTAAGCTTAAAAGTTGAGATAATTGATGGTAAGTATAAAGGTCGTTTTATTTTTGATAACTTAAATCTTGATAACAAAAGCGAAAAAGCGGTACAAATTGCGCAGCAAACTTTAGCAAGTATTTGTTTGGCTACTAACAAAGTAAACGTTAATGATAGTTCGGAGTTACACGATATTCCTTTAATTATTAAAGTAGGTGTACAAGCCGCTAGTGGTAATTATAGTGAAAGTAACAATATTAAATGGTACAAACCAAATACTGGCGCAGTAGGGACACAACCTACAGCAACACCAACAGCGAGTGCAAATACACGCCCGTGGGCTAAGAAATGACAACATTCAAAATCTTAGAAGAGATTAGGGCATTATATTCCCTAATGGTTGAATGTGATGAAAATGGTGAATTATTGCATAGTAGTGATGATTTAAAAGACTTTGTGCGAGAAATAAAACAAAACAAAGAAGAAAAATTAAACTCTATGCAAGATTTAAAAATTGAATTACAGCATTCAATTAATGCTTATGATGAAAAAATAGAAAAATTAAGTGCTAGAAAATCAGCATTGAGTAATGATATGGAAAGAATTAAACAGCTTCAATTAATGTTGCTTGATGGCAAAAAATGTAAGACAGATGAATTTTTATTCTACTTTATGACAACAAAAGCGGTTAATATTTCAGACAATGTTATCCCTACTGATTTAGACGAAAAGTATCAAAGAGTATCGGTATCTTTTGACAAAACAGCCATTAAAAAAGATTTGCAAGATGGAGTTTATGTCATGGGTTCTGAAATTGTAGAAAATAAAAGTTTGGTTATTAAGTAATGCTAGAACTACGCCCTTACCAAAAAGAAGCTATACAAGCAACCTATGACTATTGGAATAACAATGTTGGTATTAATCCCGTTGTTGTTGCTCCAACAGGAAGCGGGAAGAGCCTTTTAATAGCACAAATTTGTGAGGACGTAGTTAAAAGTGATGATTATTCAAGAGTGTTAATGCTGACACACTCTTCGGAATTAATCGACCAAAATTTTAAAGAGTTAAAAGGAATATGGAGCGAAGCACCCGCAGGAATTTATAGTGCTTCGCTCAAAAAGCGTGAATTAAAGAATAGAATTGTTTTTGCGGGTGTTCAATCTTTTGTTAATGTTGTAGATAAAAGCGAACCGTTTGATCTTATTATAATTGATGAGGCTCACCTTGTAAACAACAAAGCAGAAACACGTTATAAAAAAGTGTTTGACGTGTTATTGCAAAAAAATGAGTTAACAAAAATAGTCGGTTTTAGTGCTACGCCTTACCGATTAAGCGGCGGTAATATTTATGGTAAAAATAAGATATTTTGTGGCGTAAGTTATGAAATTACACTTAAATATCTTATAGATAATGGCTTTTTGTGTATGCCTATAACCAAGGGGGCATTGAAGCAGTATGACTTATCAAACGTAAGTATAAAATCTAACGGTGAGTATAACGATATTGAACTTGCTCGTATAGTTGAAACAAGCGAATTAGTTGAAGCGGTTGTTAATGAAACTTTAGAGATGGGAAAAGATCGCAAAGCGTGGTTAGTGTTTGCAAGTTCTATCAATCACGCTGAAAAAATAAAAGAGTGCTTTAATAATAAAGGATTTAATAGTGTTGAGATTGTAACGGGTGAAACTCTAAAAGATAAAAGAGCCAAACTATTACAAGATTTTAAAAATAACACGCTTAAATGTGTAATAAATGTAAATGTGCTTACAACTGGTTTTAACGCACCTATTTGCGATATGGTAGTCATTGCAAGGGCTACACAGTCAACATCACTTTACGTTCAAATGATAGGCCGAGGGCTACGCACATATCCAGACAAAGAAAACTGTTTAATCATTGATTTTGGGCGTAACACTTTAACACATGGAACGCTTGACAATATTGTACCCGTGGTTATTGGTAATGGAACAAAGAAAAAAGATAAAAACTTAGAAGAAGAGATCAAAGCCAAAGAATGTTTTAAATGTCATAGGCTTAATGAAAAAAGTGTATCGCATTGTGTTGAATGTGGCGAAGAGTTTCCTATTCGTAAAGTGACACACAGCGAAAAAGCTTACGACGGTAATATGTTTGGAGATGGTGAGTTAATAGAGTGGGAAGTAAAAGACGTTAAATATATGTCTTACATATCAAAGAATGGTAATGAGTGCTTAAAAATAACTCATGTTTGCGGGTTGCATTTAGTTAATGAATTTATCGTTTTAAATAGTTATTTTGGGCGGAAACAATTACGAGAAATTAAGTGCAATTATACTAATATTGAAGACATATTAAGTCACGTTAAAGAGTTTGAAGTTCCTATTAAACTGTTATTAAAAAAGGAGGGTAAGTATATGAAGATAGAGGAAAAGATTTTAAAAAAAGAAGTGGTTGAGCATAGTTGCTTAGGGTGTATTAATATGTCATACCGAACTGAAAAAGTAGGTTATAAGTCTATTGAAAAATATCGTTGCGATGAGTTAAAATGTGATTTAGAGTATGAATGGCTTAATGAAAAAAACGAGTGTGAAAAACATGACTGCCTATCATTCTGAACATGAAGAGCAGGTAGCACTTATTAACTGGTTTCGTGATAACTTTAAAGAGCCTGATTATATTATATTTGCAGTGCCTAACGGAGGAACACGAGGAGCAAGAGAGGCAAGCGGTCTAAAAGCCGAAGGAGTGCTTAGTGGCGTTTCGGACTTAATAATCTTAACTCATGGCAAAACTTTATTTTTAGAGATGAAAAAGTTAGATGGCAAATTGTCAAAAGTTCAAGAAGAGTTTAAAAAAAATGTAGAATATTTAGGCTTTGAGTACATTATAGGGTATGGTGCAACAGATGCGAGTGCTAAAGTAATAGAATGGCTCAAAAATCAACAAACGACAGCAAAGTAGTACAATCAGTCACGGCACTTGTTAATGTGGCTTTAAAGGGGGGGGGAGTAAAAAGATGGGCAAAGAGTTAGGAATACCTTACATGGGAAGCAAAAGAAAATTATCTTCTAAAATTGTAGATTATATACTTTCAAAAAATCGTGATTGTAAATATGTTTATGATTTATTTGGCGGTGGAGGTGCGATTAGTTTTGAGTTTTTACAGCGTAAACAAATTAAAAAAATAGTTTACAATGAGTTAAACACTGGAATATGTGAGCTACTTAAAAAGATACAAAAATACGGAGTTACTAAAGACTTTTATAAATGGGTGAGCCGTGAAGAGTTTAATGCACATAAAAACGATAATAATTGGTACGGTGGACTTTTAAAGACTTGTTGGAGTTTTGGAAATAATCAAAGGGATTATTTATTTGCCACTGATTTAGAAGAAGATAAAAGATTGTTACATGAAATTGTAGTCAACAAATGTGATACCTCGAGACAACTTTTTAAAGACAAATTTGATTTATTTATAGATGGTTTTTACCTAAAAAATGATGATATACAATTAAGAAGATTAGATGTTATGCAAGTAGTAAAAGCACAAATAGGACGATTTGACTTACAGCGGTTACAGCAGTTAGAGCAGTTACAGCGGTTACAGCAGTTAGAGCAGTTACAGCGGTTACAGCAGTTAGAGCAGTTAGAGCAGTTAGAGCAGTTAGAGCAGTTAGAGATAAGTAATAAATCTGCATTTGATGTTATTATTAAAACACCAATAAGCGAAACAATCTTATACCTAGACCCGCCATATTTAAACACTGCCAAGTATGCAGAAAAAATGTGTTATACAGAATTAATGGATTATATTTTAAAGAGTCCATATAAGATTTATGTGAGTAGTTATGAGTTTGATTTGCCTTGCGTGTTTGAGCTTAATCATAGAAGTTCTTTAAGTGCTACAAATAACGCAAAAAAAGTAGTTGAAAAGTTATTCTGCAATAGAGAAGAAAATAGTTATGGGAGCTTATTTTAATGCAAACCAAAACACACTCACTTATAGAAAGCCTCACAAACGTAGCAATTGGTTATGTGGTGGCACTATTGAGCCAAATAGTAGTATTCCCTATGTTTAATATTTATGTGCCATTAAGCGATAACCTATTAATTGGCTTATGGTTTACGGCTATAAGTATAATTAGGTCGTACGTAGTTAGAAGATATTTTAATAAAAAGATTAACACCCCTTGACTTTGTTTTCATTTTAGTATATACTTTCAACATCAAACAAAGTTACCCGCCTCACTGGGTTAAGGTCGAGGACGACTGAACATAATCAGTAAAATTATGGTTACTATAAACGTTACTTGCATACTAACGATTTAAAAATTGTATGCATATTTTTAAGGGCTTATTGAAGCTTTTAAATAAAAATGAGGTGGATGAGATGGAAGATAAAAAAAATAACACTGGCAACCGTAACACTGGCGACCGTAACACTGGCGACCGTAACACTGGCGACTGTAACACTGGCGACTGGAACACTGGCAACTGGAACACTGGCGACTGGAACACTGGCAACTGTAACACTGGCAACTGGAACACTGGCAACCGTAACACTGGCTACTGTAACACTATTACGCCAA